GGGATGATTTAACATGTATGGATGTCCTTTTACAGAGATGTATAAGATATACTGATGAAAAGACATATAAAAACATGAGATCGTCAGTAATGGACGTTGTTCCGATTTTGGTTGATGATTGGAATCGACTGTGTGATACAAAATATAATATGATACAAAAACAATATTAAATAATAAAAAGATGGAGAGAGAGTTTGTCGTAATAACAGGCTCTCTTTTTGATGTGCGACATCGCACAGAAGGGAGATAAAACAATATGATGGAACTTACTATCAACGGAACAGTATATCAGTTTAAATTCGGAATGGGATTCTTAAGAGAAGCAAATAAGCTTACCGTAGTTCCGGTTCAGGGAATGCCGGGAACAACAAAAGAGATAGGAGCAAGGTATCTGATCGCTAGTGTTGTGGTTGATCAGGAACCGAATGCACTGGTAGATCTGTTAGATTTGGCGAATAAGGGAGAGAATCCAAGAGTAACAAAGGCAATGTTAGATTCTTACATTGATTCGGAAGAGGTAGACATCGATGAACTCATGGAGAAAACAAAAGATTTTTTATCGAAAGCAAATGCTACCAAGAAAGCAGTGAAAGAGATCTTGAAAGAGTACGAGGAACAGATGGCGAAGAAGAAGACTCAGGAGCAGTAGAAGAGGAAGACCTATATACAACCGTAGCAAGGAATTGCTTCCGGTATTTTAGCTTCACGTCATTTAAACAGGTGGATCATCTGACATTGGCAGAATATGAACTTATGATGGAGGCTTTGGAGCTTCGGATGCTTGACGAGAGTTTACATGAACATCGTCAGGCATTTTTGAATTTTGCGGTAAAGGCAGAAAAGAAAGCCGGTAAAGGTAAGACCAAACCGGTTTACAAGAGATTCCGGCAATTCTTTGATTTTGATAAAGAATTGAAAAAAATGAAGAATCGAAGGAAACCATCCAGATTTGCTGGAATAACCAAACTGCTGGATAGAGAGGAGTGAGAGGATGGCAGAGTCGTATAGTGTAAAAGCAATATTATCAGCGCAGGACAAAAACTTTTCATCCATTATGAAATCATGCCAAGGATATGCAAATAATCTGAAAACTACTCTCACCGGCGGTCTTGGATTCGGTGCAATGGCTGCAATCGGCGGAAAGGCGATGTCGCTGGTGACAAATTCAGTCAGTGATTTGTCGAAAGAGACGATAGAAACATCGGATTCCATGTATAAGTTGCAGGCAGCTATGAGATTTTCCGGGTATTCCGAAGCGGAAATACAGAGAATAGCCGGAGCAACAGGTACATTAAAAACATATGCAGATAAAACAGTATTCTCCCTGCAGGATGTTATGAGTACATTCGGCTCACTTTCGGCAAATGGAATCAAAGACGCAGACAAGTTGACGGAAGCAGTCGGTAATGCAGTTGCTGTATTTGGCGGAGGTGCAAAGGAATATTCCTCGGTAGGACTTGCGTTCTCACAAGCAATGGCGGCAGGGGCATTACATGCGCAGGATTGGAACCAGATCATTAATGCCAGTCCGCAGCTTGCTGGAGGCTTACGGAAAGAGCTGATTAAGCTGAATCCAACATTAGGGAACGACTTCAAAGGAGCAATGGAAAAGGGTGCAATTACCGCAGACATGCTCGGGCAGGCTATCAATAACATTGGTATGACTGACATGGCGAAAGAAGCAGCCACATCCGTAACAACATTTGAAGGCGCTATGGGTAACTTGGAAGCATCTGCAGTAAGCGGAATGATGAAGCTTTATGATACTTTCGCAAAGCCTAAAGTGATTGATGCAATCAATGGGATGACCGGTAAGGTGGAGGCGGGATTTGACAAATTGTCCGTTGGAATTCCAAAAGCAATCGAACTTATATCTCCATACTGGAACGTGCTGAAAACAGATGCAAAAGAGGTAGGGACAGCCTTTGGAGAGGCAGCTGGTGCGATTATTGACGAAGTACAGGAACTTACTGGAGCATTTGGAAAAAAGGAAAGTGTGGATAATTTCTCTGAAAGCATGGGAACAGCAACAGGTGCGTTGACCACATTTGCAGATTTTTTAAAAGATCACGATAAAGAAGTGGCAAAAGCGATTACGCTGTTACCGAAATTATATGTTGCTTTTAAAGGCTTTAAAATAGTCAGTGCAGTTGCCCCTGGTGTCAAAACTTTTGCGGGCGCAATTGTAAGCATGACAGGAAAAGGAATAGCGACACTGGCAGGTAAGTTATTTGGCGTAGCAGCGGGTGAAAAAGCGGTAGGCACTGCAAGTAAAGAATCATCAGGGACTATCGTAGAATCAGCGAAAGCATTTGTAGCGATCGGAGCAGGAGTAGCATTGATTGCAGCAGGATTTTCCCTTTTGGCATATTC